GGACAGCAAATTGAATCGGAAATATTCTTTGGACCGAATTACTATATGAGATTAAAACACATGGTGAAAGATAAGGTTAATTACAGAGCTCTTGGCCCGCGTACCCAATTAACCAGACAGCCGGTTGGTGGTCGTGCGAATGATGGTGGATTGCGTATTGGTGAAATGGAGCGCGATTCTATTATTTCACACGGTGCAGTTGCATTTTTACAAGATGCGATGCTCACTCGAGGCGATGTATTCCATATGGCTATATGTAATAAAACTGGTGCAATTGCCGTATATAATCCTCAAGATGATTTGTTTATTAGTCCAATGGCGGATGGTCCTCTAAAATTTGTTGATTCACTTGATGGTAAAACCATGAATGTAGAGCATATTACCAAATATGGACGAAGTTTCAGTATTGTGAAAGTACCATATGTGTTTAAATTGCTTATGCAGGAATTGCAGACAATCAATGTGAAATTATGTATTATTACGGAAGACAATATTAATCAATTTGATAATATGAATTTTTCCAAGAATATTTCTTTGCTAACACATGGAGATGCGATTGAGCCATTTGAAGTTATTAATATGACCGAACGAGCATTGAAGAATTTGCCGACCAAGAAAATACAAACTGGTGATGAGATTCCGGATATAGACAAGAAGATTATTGAAAAAACGGTTGTTGTTGAGAGTCCGAAAGTATTAGAGGAAGAAACATCCGAATTGTATGCACCACCTCGTATTCCTGCACCCGAATATGGAGAAGAACAACCTGATATTAGTCCAACAGGTGCGATCAAATATGCCGAAGAAATGAAAAAGTTTGCGGAGAGACATGGGGTTTTAAAAATCGGAGATAAAGTGCATTTCAATGGTGATTTTTTACGAACTCGTGTGTGGGAAGTTACAAATCTAAATGGTAATTTTGCTACGATTAATACCACCGATAAAACTGGACTAGATGACCTGGAAGATATGATAAATGTTGTTCAACAAACAGATTTACAGAAAATAGAGGATTTGTATCCAATGTCTAAAATGATGGGCGGATATAAAAAATCTGATTCTGCAATTATGATGAATTCTATGATGGATCCTATGTTAAATTCGTCACAACAAATGATGGATGCACAACTGATGGGTCCACATATGATGGATGCGTTACCGATTGGTGCGTTACCGATGGGTGCGTTACCGATGGGTGCGTTACCGATGGGTTCACCTGTTGGTGCATTACCGGTTGGATCAATGAATGTGCCTCCACCAATTAATATAAATGTAACGACTGGAAACAATAATAAGGTAACCCCGCCAGAAAACCCACAACAACAGAAGCCCGATATTTTTCAATCAACACCAATGATTCGAATGGGTGGTAGTAGTTCTGCAAACAATATAGTAAACGCAAAAGATGAGAGCGTCCTAGATAATGCTAATACATTAGAAACACTCGGAAATGGTAAGGGCAACTTTATTGTGAAGAAAGTATAATCCGATAAAATTGAATAAAGCTTCGCAATAAATATAAAAACAAAATATATATAAATAATAAAAGATGACGACCATATTTACTAACCAAGAAATAATTACTATTTACAATTCTCGAAAAACCATTTTAGAAATTATGGGAGACTTGCTTTTCGATACCAAAGATTATATTGATTTTACAGTGAATGAAGTTGATGCGATGGCTATAAATAATCAGCTTGATATGCTTATTAGTCACACCAAATCTCAACACGAGAAAACTGTGTATGACGACACCAAAATATATGTGAAATATATGCTTTCGTCAAAGGCTATCCGTATTAAGGCAATCGAAGATTTGATTGATGAACTGTATGTAGTTGAAAATGTATTGTCTAATCAAGACATATTAGCTATTGTTATTAATGACGAGCCAAATGATTCGCTGGTGGCTACATTAAAGTATTTGTATGATAAACGTGGTATTTATGTAGTAGTTCATAATATTAAGAGACTTCAGCGCAATATTTTGAAACACACATTGGTTCCGCCTCATACAATTATGACTAAGAGTCAAATTGAGGAACTAAAGAAAGAATATAATTTGAAGACAATACAACAACTTCCGGAAATATCGCGATTTGATCCTGTTGCTCTTCTGATTGGAATGCGACCCGGGCAAGTGTGTAAAATAGAAAGAAAGAGCCCTACATCAATGGTATCCAATTATTATCGAGTCTGTGTATAAATTTAGTGACTGTAAATGCAATGACCGTAAATGTAGTTTTGCATTGACTATTTGTTTTTTATTTTTAGCGTATATTCATTTATATATAGGTTATGTATAAAATGGATAGTTACGAGATATTTCATAAACGATATGAGGGTTTTTCAAATACCGATCCTGTTTATACCAGTTGTACAACAGATACAGGTGACGACTGTACTAATTATAAAAAAAAAGTTGACGAACTGATTTCATTAAAGGCAACTCAAACAAATGAAGGACGCGAATCCGATACAAGCGATAAATACAATAAATTATATATGAGTACTATTAATTTAGGAATAGGTATTGTTTTGATGGGAACATTTATAAATTATTTGTCCAATCAATAAAGTATATTATACGTAGGTAATCTTCGCATAATATATAAAAGATGTTTGATAAAAACATAATTATCATATCAGTATTAGTATTATTTATTATTTTATGGAATTATAATACTCAAACTATAGAGGGGTTTAAATTTAAAGACTTTGGTAAATCTACAAAGTCAAAAAAAAAATCAAATAATGCTGGTACTACAGCGGCAACTACAGCGGCAACTGCATCGGCAACAGCGGCAACTGCATCGGCAACAGCGGCATCTGAACCGTCATCGGTGCCTACTGCAGCAATATCACCTGAACCATCGGCACCTGAGCCATCAGTTGTTCCCGAAACGATTTCACAAGCAGCCATACAAACACCAGATTTTAAGGATATTCAGGGATATTTGGAAAAATTAAAGACATATTCATCTGATGCAAAGAAAATGACCGAAGATATTGAAAAAATAACAGCCGATTATTCTACAGCATACACAGATGCGACCAATAATTTTACGAAATTAACGGAAATAGTAAACACTAAGGCTGATAGAGTCGAAGCAACTGCATCAAAAATAGAGGAAATCGCAAATAATCTAAAAAATTCTGCTCAAATACAAGAGAATAACAATAATATATTCAAAAAAGAAATTGATGAGAAGATCAATACGCTTCGTGATATTGAGAAAAATGTATCAGACAAATCTATAGAAGTAAATAGTAATACAATGATCGCGAAAAAAGCAGCAGAAGAAGCACGAAATTCACTTGCAGGTATTTTACCCACAGCAGCAAATAATGCTGTATTAAAGAGCGCTAATGTAGAGGGATTTACTGGATTTAAAAGCTCAATCTTAGAGGGATATACCGAGTTTTCGAGACCACAAGGATCTAGTAATAGATTGAATCCTGGATATTCTAATAAAAACGCTTTTGAATTAGAAAATGCTTTGGTTACAGCAATAAATGAGTTTAATATTGCATATTACGATTGTTTATCTCCTTCATCTAGTAATACAATAACGTGTAATGATTTAACAGCTAAACGCGATGCTTTAGATAATGCAATTAAAAATCTAAGTGATTATATTAGTAATAATGTTAAAAATGGGAAAACCGAATCAACCTTTAAATCCGATCATGCCGCCTTAAAAACACAAGCGAATGATATCAATAATTTACGAGCAGAATTAGATATGAAAATGCAAGAAATTTTAAAGGCAAAAGAAGGCGCTCCTACTGATTATACATTAGAGCGCGATACCGCCGCATATTCAACAATTTTATGGTCGGCTTTAGCAACATCGTTGTTATATGTTATTTTTGTGAAATTGGAATAACCAAATAAAATGATATAATATAGTATAATATATCATTGAATGTCGACAGCAGAAAAAAATTTATCGGGGCTCAAAGAGAATGAAACATTCGCAAAGACAAACGACCCCAATTATAGGTTTGTTAATTTTTTTAATATGAAAGAGGCAACAAAATATGATATTGGGGCGATCAATGATACAAAGAAAATCAATTTTTCATCGACTCTTGCTATTCCAGGAAATCAAACAATGGAGAGTTGTAAAATGAACGCGGCAACATTATACAATCAGATTAATACAATTGACTATTCTGCCGCAAGTAATTACAAAGCTGATAGGTTAGAATTAACAATCATAGATGGACGCATGGACGAACAAGGTCTATTGGATCCCGATTATTTCATAAATAAAACTGCCGAAACGGCCGATTATGACTTGAAAGCACTTACATTACCGGCCGCGGATACTAATAGCGACTATAATATGTCGGTTGAACTGTTTGGCTATATTTCGGTGGGCACATCAGGTAATTATACAATTAATATCAAACCTGCATATGTTAATTCTATTGCCGTGGCGATTGGTTGGTTAAAAAATAATGCTGAAACCTCTTATCGTATAACAAACTCAACATTTAACACCAAAGAGAAACAAAATATACCGGTTTATTTAGCAAAAGGGGTTTTTATTCCGATTCGTATTCAGTTGATAGCTACTGCAGGCATTGCCGAGTTCCCTTTTATTATTACAGATGGAAAAAATACTGACGTCAAATACTATTCTCTCAGTGGCGATAAAAAAAAGAAACAAGTCGTGTTTTCATTAACTAAAAACATAGATAGGACACAAAGTTGCAATATTTATACCGAAGGCAATATAGAAAACTATGGTATTGATAAAACGTATTGGGAAACTGGAAAAGAAACAAAGAATGTTGAGATAAAGGAGGTAAAGCGTTGGAATCTGGATCCCACTGCGGACACAGTTGGTTTGGACGAAAAGGGCAATTTGGTGTCTTTTGCGGGCGAAATGAAAATAGGAAACCCCATTATTTTGAGCAATTATCCTGCAAGTAACCCAAATGCAAAATCCACATACCAAATGATATTACAAGAGAATGTTTCGGATATTATTCGTTTAGTCAGAATCAATCAATTCCCAAATAAGAATACAACAAATACTTCTCAGACCAAAACATCAGTTTCTGTAACTGGATTAACACGAAATGCCGGATGGAACGCGTTTAATACTAATTCTTTAACAGCATTTGATCATATAACTGCGACAACACCTCTAGTATCCACCAGAAAAAAGTTTATGCTTGCTTTGGTGAAGGATCAGACGACAACATCATTGGTATTATATGCGGCCACTAATGCAGAAACCACATTTTATGGTTTGGATGTTGATACCAAACTAGGCAAGACATTTTACGCAAATAAGAATGTGGCGAAAGAATATTTGAGAGAAGTTCCGTCCGAATTGACTTCATATTCGTCGAATAGTAAATATACAACATATGGTAATTATTATCCCCAAACAAAGGGAAATTATACAGTCGGAGCCACTCAAGAATGTAGAAAAGAGTGTAATTCTGATCCTAATTGTACTCACGTATATAATGTGAAAGATGCTACCGGAAAGGCCCAATGTTTATTATCGTCTGGATCGGTTACATATGCCCCGAAACAAGTAGATTCACCTTTTACAGATTCTACTCTTTTTGTTAGAGGCAAGACGATTGATATTAATAAAATGGCTGATAAATCTTTTCAAAATATAAAATATGAAATGGGATCAATTACAGGATTTAATAACTATACTATCCATCTTCCCTTAACAAAGGATTCGATTGCTGGAACCAAAGGAGAAAATGAATATATCAAACTACAAAATCAAATTTCCGCGTCTACTTCATCCCAAATTCCATTGGTTAAACCAGATTCAAATAATAAGGGGGCTGGTGTTATCCAAGGATTTAGAGGTTTGTTTTCCAGTAATTTGGAAGGTTTCACATATAATTCAGCAACGCCGGGATCGGGAACAACTGTTCTTCAAAATATTAGCGGACAATTGCTTGGAGTACAAAATCAAATCAGTGATTATGTAGCTCTTCAAAAAAAAATTGGAGCCACATCAATAGATATTTCAAATAATATTAGTGGAATCAATGTTCGTTATACAGATTTGTCTAATAATGATAAATATGATTTCACAACAAGAGAAATCAAAGCTTTAGATGAAGATTACAGTTTAGGTCCCGCACTATTAAAAGATAATGCAATATTCTTAGAGGAGCAAAGCAATTTGAAGATTGTGGGAACAATTACATTGGCGACATTATTGATATCAGCAATATTTATATCTAAGTAAACATATAATAATTATAATAAATTTATAGTGATTATTATATATAATATGTCGTATATTGATTTACCAAATTTAGTAAATTTACAAAGAAGTTTTATTGGTAATGCAGGTGTAACATCATCAGCAGTAGGTATACAAGCTTTAAATCAACTCGATGCAAGTCTTAATGCTTTGTCTACGAGTCTTAATCAAGCTGGTGCCTCTATTGGCCCTACATTAACTTATCAAACCGAAGTTAAAAGTATTTTGGATAGAGAGAAGCAGCGTTTAGATGATAAGAAAAACTCAGTTGATGCTGCGTATGTTGGCCAGAAGAGAATGATTGATTTGACTACAAGCGCCACTAATAAAAATAAGGCTTA